CTATCATCTACTCGAAAGGATTGATTCCGTTATTAATTAATACCGTTGCCCATTCTAACTCTTCAATGTAGAAATCAACTTCATTGAGTTTTGTCTCCATGCATTGTTTTGGAGTTATTGTTCCATAAGATATAATCTCAGTTCTATCATCGTTCCAACCTATAAAGTATGTATCTACATTAGGATAGCATAAACTTGTATTTCTTAAATTATTTTCCATTATGCTGTACCTCCATCAACTATTGTCCAACCATCATTATTAATTAGAGATAATCTTGCTGCCTCTGCATCTCCTCCAGCAGTGTACTGACTATCTCCAAAGTTTGTATCTTCATTTTGTGAAACATCTTGAGCAGCCCAATATATTAGCGTTGCATCATAATTAGCTGTTGATAGTTCTCCGTTTCTTAAAATATCTCTAAAATCTGTTGAACTAGAAACATCCCATAATAAAGACTGGTCAAAGCTAGTTGCAGAAAAGAAAGTTTTAAACATATTAGTTACACTTCCAGTATCCCAATCATTCAAATTTTGATTAAAATTTTCAGCATTAGAAAACATTTCTCTAATTGTAGTAAATGAACCAGTATCCCAGTTATCTAATGGCTGATTGAAAACTCTACAATCTTTAAATGCAAAAGATGCATTTTCAACTAATGAAACATCCCAATCGTTACATGGTTTATTAAAGGTAAAACAACCTTCAAAAAAACTATGAATTTCTGAAGCTCCAGTCAAATCCCAGTGATTTACATCTCCATTGAAATTATAACATTTTCTAAACATACTATTGTAGTTTCCATTTGGATTATTAAATGCTGGAGCATCTGTTGCACTAACATCTAAATAATTACATTTATAGAATACTGAATGGTTTTGGAATTCAACACTACCCCATTGAGATATATTTAGAATTTTGTTTCTGTCTCCTTGTTGATTAAATCTAATATCTATTAATGTAGAACTATTAGGAGTACACGTTATAGTATATGTTCCAGCAGTTGCGTATGTATGTGTAGCCTCTGCTTGATTGTATGTTGTAATAGTATCAGTTGTATTATCTCCCCAATCTACTTCTAAATTATAAGTCCCAGAAGTTGTGAATGGTAATTTGAATTGAGTATTACTTGTAGATGTGTTTGTAGTGTTGTTAGTATTGATGGTAAATATCCAGGAAATGGTATCAACTGGAGTTGGAGCAATAGCAGCTAAATCTACTACATCGTTTTTCTCTAATAACAAAATCATTTTGTCCTTTCTACCAACTTCTCTAATACTCTTGATAGAGTAGTTAGTCAAACCATTAGAAATGTAATATTGAGGAGTAACACCAATGTCCTCTCTGTATCTTATAAGACATTCTATTCTTTCCTCATTGATTAATGCATCTGCATCAATTGATGTGTTACCACCTTTAAAATCAAAGTTTCCATAAATAGTTACAAAAGTATTGCTCTCTACAACTCTTTCCCCATAATCATTTGTTGTGGTTATCTGCTTGTAAAGTTTTAGCTTTCTATCTATTTTGCCTACTATCATAGTTCGAGTAAACGGTATGGAGTTAGTAAGTGTTCTACCATCAATGGTAATTCTTGTACTTGTGTACCTAAAACAACATCTTGTCTATTCTCATAGTATCTACCTACAATAATATAAATAGCTTGTACTATTGGAGATGGAATATCACTAGCATCTCCTCCTACAATAAACTCAACTTCAACAGCGTTTGGTTTATCGTATGTGTTTGGGAAATCTCCATCATTTGATTGATAGATTCTTCCTGGTCTTATCTTAGTATCAACATCATATTCAGATGTTGCTAAAGTTTGTTCTGTATTGTCGGTATCAAAGTATTTGACGTGAGTTACACTAGCAACCTCTCCAACTTGTAAATCAATGTAAGGAGGAAACTCATCAAAGAATATATTGTAAGTTTGTGTAATTAATCTACGTCTTGTAAATTCCTCAACTACACCAGTTGCAACATTAATCAAAGACGTGATATAATTATCATCATCATCATAATCTGAGTCTATTCTTAGAAATGCTTTAGCCTCTGCTAATGATATAGCAGTAGATGCTGGAGCAGTCTTTAAAACTAGCTTTCCATAAGGAACGTAATCTGTACCTCTTAATGCATTAAAGTTGTAGTTGTAGTATTCCATTTAAAAAAATAATAAAGGAGAGAGGATTTCTCCTCCCTCCGTTAAAAATATATAATTACGCCTCGATTAAGTTAACGAAAGCTGTGTCATTTTGTACACAATCTCCATCAACTAAAGAAGTCAAGATGTATCTTGGCTCTCCAGTTCCAGCGTTAGTGTAGATGTCATAGATAACGTCTAAACCACCGAACTGAGCAATGTGGCATTTAGAGAAGTCTCCAAATAATGCATGGTCTTTACCAGCAACTCCACCATTTCCAACATTAGGAGAAACAAAAGAGAAGTAGCCATTAAGCTCTTTTCTAGCGTTGTCATAAATTGGAGATACAGATGCAACTTGAGCTAATCCTTTTACAGTAGCGTAAGCAGATGCGTTTAATAAGTAAGCCATTCTAGCTCCTTGTAATTGTACACCATTAGCAATCAAGTCAGTTTCCATTTCTAACCAATCAGCAGCAGTTACCGTAGTTGGTCCAGTTGCAGCATCAGCGAAAATAGATTCTGGAGCATTAGATACGTCAGAAGTACCTAATAAAGCAGCCTCTAAAGTAGATGCAACAGAAGCAGCCATGTTTCTTCTCAATGCAGCCTCAATAGATGCATTTTGAGCAATAGCCTCAGCAGATACGTTTACAATAGAGATTAGTTTCTTAGGCTCTAAAGTTACGCTAGTAGCAGTACCATTAGCAGCTGGAGCAGAACCACCAGTCTCAGCAACAAAACCAGAGTTGATTGAGCTAAATACTGGGAATTTCATGTTATCTACACCAGAGTAAAAGTTAGCACCAGCAGACGCAAGAACTAAGTTTGCCTCTAATTGGTCAGTCCAAGCCATTACATCAGTAGCGTTACCAGCAGCAGTTGCAACAGCAGCACGAGTTAAGATTGAGCTTGGGATAGCTATACCTTTAAAAGATTGTCCAGTATAACGAGCCTCGTTTCTAGCCTCTTGGTCCATCTCTTTTACTAAACCCTCTAAACGACCAGTTGCAGCTTGATTCATAGCATCTTGGAAAGAGTAGTCTCTTATTTCGTTAGGAGTGTTTTCAGTTACTTCTTTGATTGCTTTAGTAGCTTGAAGTTTTTCAAAAGACTCAGCACGAACTGCCATCTTGTTTAACTCCTCTACTTTATCATTTAAAGAGTCAAAATTGCTTTGCTCATCAGATGTCAAATCACGACCCTCAGCAGAAGATACTAGACTTTCCATTTTTTCGATAACCTCAGCTCTTTCCTCTTTGTAAGATTTTGAGTTTTTCATTTTATAGAAAATTAATATTAATATTTATTTTTTAAGATTGTCAAACGCATTTGGTTGAGGGAACGTTGTTTCAAATCTTCTTCCTCTTTTATACCCTCTAATTTTTCAGCCTCTAAATTTTCTTGTAATTTTTTAGCCTCTTCTTTTTCTTGCCATTCTTTCATTGAACGTAAAGCAACAGAGCTTGATGCCTCATTGTATGCTGGATACGTTACTGAGCTTACATCATAAAGCCTAGATACTTTGTTTATAGTTCTGTAATTAGTACCGTCTTTTACTTCCCAAGAGTCATCCTCTACAATAAATGCAAAGCTAGACTGATTGATTGTTCCATCTTTTAGCAATTCAATTAAATCTCTTGAAGTTGATACTTTTGGATTTAATTTAGCCTCATACTTTAAACCTTTCTCATCAACAGAAAGTCTTAGAGTTCCGTTTGTTGTTCTAGCTAATGGCAAACCATCGTGATTGATTAAGAATCTTACATCATCCTCTAAACGACCATCAAAAGCTCCTGGAGCAATATACTCTCTAAATCCACCCAAGTCATTAGATTCAGAATTAAAGACTGCACCGTAGCCAACTACAACTGGATTTTCTCCATCCATTCTAAGCTCTAAATCTTGAACGTTGAATGTTCTTACTTCTTGATTTGGATTTCTTCTTATTTCTGATTTTTCTTCTTCATGTCCTGGATAGTGGTCTGCCTCATCCATCTCATTTTCTTGTTCTTCTACCATTTCTACATCCTCTACTGATTTTCCATAGTAGATAATGATTGAGTCATCAGTTTCTTCAATCTTTTGAATGTGTCTTAAATCATGTTTTTTCATAATATCTAAATGTTTTTCTTCCATTTCTTCTTTTACTGGATGTCCAGTTGGTAGTAAATCAGTATCATGTTTACCACCTTGATAACGACCTTTCTTTAATGCAAACAAGAAAGAGTTTACTCTTGCCATTGCCCATTGCTCTGGACTTGATACATTAGGTCTAACAGAACTAGGATTGGTATTATATGCTCCTACTCCTCTCTCAAATACTTTTACAAGTTCATCATAATTAGTACGACCATTCCAATCTAAATCA